AGAGGATCAATGTCTAGTAGATAATCACTATGAATTGGTTTCTTCCTCTTCATCTGTTTGGCAGTCAGTCCAACTCCGATTGGTTGGGATTCACTACTGTTGTTCCTTCTTTTACGTGCCATAAATTTAAATCTTCTTTACTCTTGATCCTGGTGCTTTACTTGCTTTTTCTAGAACTTCATTCCATCCTGGCTTACTTTTTACTAACTTATCCTTCCACTCACCAACTTCTATACCCATACCAGGCATAGTTGATGGATCAGAAAAATCCCGTGTCCATTCTGGGTTATCGATTTTCCATTGGTCCCATTCATGAACACTCATCTTCACTTCTTTGGTCTCACCAGTTTCCTTATGCTTTACAGGGTATGTAGCCATAGTTATAAAATCATTATGTTATATTTAGATCCATTCCATTGCTTCCGCAACCGCAGGGAACTGTTCACAGAAGATACGTTTAGCATCGAGAGCAATGTCCATATGCTCCTTCTGTGTGCCGTTAGATGAGCGCAAATCGATATAATGAATCCATGACCGAACTGATCCTGTCATGTAGAGTTTAGTGGGAACCGCAAGGGGAAGCACAAAACGAGCACACTCTTTTGCAATCGATACATCAAGCATCTCTTTGTAGAGTTTCATTCCCTCATCAAAGTGCTTTTGCATTTTGATCTGAAACTCTTGACGGATAAACGGGTCAATATCATCAATAGAATTCTGACGATTCTTGGTGTCTTGACGCCGTAGTTCAGGTAGAGGGATCGTCTCTGAGAGTAAGGAAGAATCAGCATATCGTTGTGAAAATTCTTGATATGTAAAACTACGGTGACGTAAAATTTGAGCTGCTATTCCCCTGGTAGTATTGATCTCTAAGGTCATATATGCCTGCTCAAAGATGCTCCAGTGCTGATGCTTCACACAATACTTAAGAAGACCGGAGAACTTCTCATTGTCCTGGTTAGAGGGGTTAGAAACACGGGCACAGTAGGCCATATGCTTCTCTGCATCTGGTGTTACACTAATCAGTTTTACATCATTCATGTTCTTTCTTGATTTCCTTTCTGACTTTTTTCATTTCTTTCACTTCACTCTTAATCATCTGATACGCATCCTCTTGAGAACACTTTCCAGATGCTTCCATTGCAGCAATAATTTCTACTCTAGTTCCAAAATGTTGTAATGCTTTTTCAAAGTCATTTAGTTCCTCATACATCTTCCGTTACCTCATTCATCATCTTCGAATACTTCATCATAGTCAGCAAGTGGATAATCATCATCAAAGTTTTCTCTTTTATCCACATAAGAAGATGGATCAGAATAAACTTCAGATTCTAGAATATCCACAAGTGACTTTAAGTTACTCACAATTAATTTTAATCGATCTTTATCCATAAGAACAAATTAATCACCCTATAATCATACACAAAAAAAGAGCACCCGTCAAGGTGCTCATAGAGTTGTATTCCAGTTGACTATGCCTCGTGACTTTAGATTAACCCACTTGGCATAGGTTACTCCACGATATGTTAGAAGTCTAAAGACCCTATCTGGATCGTGGATTTCTTTTTTGTATTCTGGAAGATCATAATAAAGTTTGATCTTCAGCATTTACTTTTTCCTCAACCTTTTTGAAGAAAAAGGATCTCACCATACAGTAATGACATTACAGCAACACATCCCAACGAAATTAAACCCGTGATTTGTAGTGCTTCCATAATTCCCTCACTTAGTATAAGTGCGACCACGATAGCAGAAGGTGCCGTGAGTTTCCTCACCTGCCTGCTTGACTAAACAATCTACACCACGATATTTGGTGATGTGAATTTGTGCGTCATGCAGTGCTGCTGCCTTTTCGATTTGCTTTTTGATGATAGTAAGTGTATTCATTGTTTTACTCCTAAAAGAATGGGTGAAATTAACCTTCTCTGCTTTCGCAGGATCCGTTTTCCCGTTCCTTCAGTCGTTTGCGTCTTATTATTTGAAGCAATCATATCGCATATGTTTACCAAAAAGATTCTTAAGAATCCTTTTCTTATGTCTCTTAGGTAAATCTGAGGACATAACTTCACTTGCAACTTCTCTGACTTGAGTACAAGACATACTAGGTTGTTGATGAAGGTTTGCGAATAGAATGAATTCAAACATAAGATGAACGCTCCGTTCCGCGACTTACTTGCGTCCTATGTATACACTCCATCGCATTTACCGGAAACTTTTGATCTGAGATATCCAATCAAACCCAACTTTGACTTGAGGTCAAGGTTTGTGTCTAATCGGATCTCTGCAGATCTCTGTAACCACCTTTCACAAGACATATGCCAATCGTAAGGATTGGAGTCATTATGATGGGCTAAGGTGAATGCAAGCAGGAGTGATAGCATTTGGATGAACGTAGGATTATTATAATCCCTATAATCTATATAGTCAAGTGCTTTAGAAATCTTTAGATTCGTCGATGAGTTCCGTTACGATATCCGTTTTACCACTCAGTTTTGTAATTTGATGTAGATTTGATTTCTGATACTTCTTTAGTTTTTTATATTTTTTTATAAGTCTATCTAAATCTTGTTGAGGCATCTCTACCTCAACATCAAAACCTTTACTCATTTTTTCGGACTCCATAGTTTAGGATTTCTCCTACCTTCAGATTGAACAATATCAACTAAATTGTTTTTATGTTTGTCCCAGTATTCATCAAAGATGTCAACTTTTTTATTTGACATCACAAGGTCGAAGTGTGATTGTTCTCCCATAATATACTCTACCAAAAAAGAATTAGATGGTAGAGTATTATCAGTTGCAATTGATGGATCACAATCTTCTTCAATCATTCTCACTTTTGTCAAGATCTACCTCCCCATCGGATTTCAGGAAATGCTTCCTTTACATTATCAAAACTAATTTTATATATTTCGCCAAGTTTCTTATCCTTTACAGCAATTAGAATCTCTGCTTCTTTTGGGTGTAGACCCTCAAGAAGTTGAATAAACATAGTCTCCCTACGAATAGAAGAGAGACTATCATTACCACCTTTAATAAAATTATAAAACTTAGTATATTCTCGACGAATAGAAGTCCTTCCTGCTTTCATAGGGTCTTCCATAGAATTACCTTGAGTGCCACGGATTTGTGCTCCAATCTTAGCATCCATATCACCACTTAAATTTGCTTGATCTTTAAGTGATGAATATGGAACAGGTCCAGGAGGAAGCATAGAAACAACACTTTCATCAAAGTTCCAAATTAAAAGTGCTTTGAGTCCAGGATTAATGTACTCCTTCAAAAGTTCAGACTTTTTTGCATTAGTTCTTTGCTTTGATGCGAGTTCCAAAATTTCAAATTGAAAACAATTCGTATCAAGTTTAACTGCAGTAGTATTTTTTGGTTCTACTTTTACTGCAGTTTTTCTTCGTGTAGTTGTTTTCTTAGTTGTCGAAGTCTTCGTCTGTGCCATAATCGTTTTCAAATCTTACTGCTAAAATTTCATCAGGTAATACGTTTCCATTTTCATCCAAGAATTCCGGATGCATAAACGTCGGTGCTGTCTCAAGAAAATGCCTGTTTGCTATCCATCCAACTATGCCACCAACTACAAAAAATAGTATTGTAAACAACGAACTGAAAAATACAATTAGTGTTGTTTCCATTGTTTTGCCTCCGAGAATCTACTGTTTTTTGACCTTAAAGTCAATATGTAGATGAAACTCCCGTTTAAATAGGGAGACCATCTTTCCAAAAGTTATCTGAAAGTTTGGTGATTCTTCTCCCTTTTTATCCTTTGGTTGGAGCATTAGCTCCACACCTTTATTTATCTTAGTTTCCACAAATTAAATCATTTCATTTTCTTTCAGATATCTAACAGTATCTGTACATCCCCCGATATAAGTACCATCTTCAGTGATGACTTGAGGAAATGTACTTCCATCACCAAACATCTCATAAAACTCTTCACGATTAAAATCGACACCTAATTCATATCTTTCATGTTCGATGCCCTTCATCATAAAAACTGTTTTGACCTTATCGCAATAAGGACAACCAACTCTAGAATATACTTTAAATTTCATTTTACCTCATGCAACTTTATTTTTTCTTGGACTATACCTATAGAGTGTTTTGTTTTTCTTTGGATTCACCCAATCTTGCAAATCTTTAAATCCATCTAATGTAAAAAATGACTGATCCTTGTACCATTGTTCCCAGTCAGAATGTGCCTTGGATCTATTACAAGACTCACAGCAACATACTACATTATCGATCATGTTAGTTCCACCTTTTGATTGAGGAATTACATGATCGATTGTTAGTTTCTCTTCCGATTTACAGTATGCACACTTATTATCCCATTTATCCTTTATTGACTTTTTCCACAATCTTTTCGCTTCTGCTGATGATGTAGTTTCTAGATTGTACAAATACTGCTTGGAAGAGTTGTAAAGATGCATAAAAAGTTTACATACTTACATATTATTTATTTTTTAATCAGTGCAGCATCCCGATCGAAGATTTCTAAACCTTTATCTGTAAGAATATGATCGTACATTTGATCAAATACCTTAGGTGGCATGGTACAAATCTCAGCACCATTATACCAAGAACGAATAGCACGCTGGACATTGCGGATAGAGGCAGCAAGAACCTGAGTTTCCATACGATGGATACGATACAGTTCGGAGATGGACCGTACAACCTCCAGACCTGCTACTGACTGGTCGTCTAACCGTCCTACAAAGGGAGAGACATAGGTTGCCCCCGCCTTAGCAGCCAGGACTGCCTGAGCAGCACAGAAGATGAGTGTAACGTTGGTACGGATCTTCTCCTTAGTCAGTTCCTTACAGACCTTCAGACCATCACGAGTCATAGGTAGTTTGATTGTGCTTACACTACCAAACTTATCAGCAAGACGCATACCATCGTCATACATCTGCTGAGCATCACCCATGACTTCCATGCTGATGTCTTGGACACCCATATCCTTAATCTCTTGATATACATCTTCAGGATTTCGTCCCGACTTCATAATCAAGGATGGATTTGTAGTGACACCATCAACTAGTCCAGTCTCAAAATATTCTCTGATAACTTCAGTATCTGCTGTGTCAAGAAAGATTTTCATTTTACTCTTTAGATATCTTTTTTTAGATTGACTTTAGTATAGTAACATCACTTATGATATTTGTCAAAGGGTTCCCAATGTTGCCATCCATACTTATGAATTAACTGTATTCCTATAATAGGAACACAAATAAGAAACCAGGACATTAATCCTAATGCCCATGGATTTTGCATTATTGCTCTAACGATAGGCATCAGTAAGTCCCCAATATATTAAGAATATAATAATTCCAAAAATTAAAGATGCTTTGACGATAATCATCCCGGATAATCCCAATCTGTAATGAATTGTGTTTTATGAGTAGGACCCCACTGCCCATCATGATAGAGGTAAGGTGCGGTTCTAACTTTACAATTATCACCAGTGCAGATTAGATCGTCAACGATTCTCCAGGATTCCAACACTTCCTCAGAATGAACAAAGTGTGATTGATCATCATTGATCGCATCATAAAGCAGTTTCTCATATCCATCAACACCTAACCAATCAGGATAACGATGCGTCAGAGTAGCTGGTTCAACATTATCACTAAGTCCAG